CAGTGGGGTAGATCGCAGAATGTTTTTGTTTCGGCAGAGTGGTGGGCGGGCTGTAAAGCGGATGAACTCCCGCAGTTCAATGATCGCGATCCGCTAATCATCGGCGTTGACGCTGGCGTATCGAATGATTGCTTTGCGCTTGTAGGGGTGACGCGAAAGGACGATCTGATCTACGTTCGCTATGTGCGCATTTTCACGCCGCCGCCGCAGGGGACGCTGGACTTTAGTGAGCCAGAGACCGTGCTGCGAGCGCTGGCGGCTGCTTATAATGTGATTGAATTTGCCTATGACCCGTACCAATTGCACGACATGGCGACGCGCCTGAAGCGAGACGGGCTGAGGTTTCGCGCATTTGATCAGGGTCAAGATCGGCTTTTAGCGGACAAGCAACTATACGATGCGATACGAGATCGGCGCATTGTTCATGGCGGTCAACGCGATCTCACAGCGCATATCGAGAACGCAAATGCCGAAACGAACGGCGAGCGGATGCGAATTGTAAAACGGGCGACGAATCTGAAGATCGATGCGGCGGTAGCGCTGAGCATGGCGCACGCCCGCGCTTTCGCGCTCAGATCGCTTACGGTGGGCAGATCAGGAAAAGGATAATTATCATGCGAACCAATGGCGTGACGGCATTGACGGCAAACAGTGGATTGCTATCCAGCATTGCAGGCGCGATTCATAGTCGGATCGCCTATGAGGGCATGGTAGGGGAATGGGTAGCGCGGGGCGATCATGTGTCTCGTTTGCGAAACTACTACGACGGAACGCATGATGCGTCACTGACCGACGATATGCGAGAGATGCTGCGGGTCTCGCAGAACGCCGATGTGTTCAACAGCAACTACATTCCGGTTGTTGTGGATGCCATGACCAATCGCTTGTTGGTCAATGACGTGCGGGCAGACAATGAAGCGACAACGGGATGGATTCAGGAATTGCTAGAGAGAATTGGCTTTGATGAAGTTCAGCGCGATGTGCATCTTTCCACGTTGCTCGATGGTGATGGATTCGTAATGGTCGCACACGATGGCGATCACGTTCAGATCATTCCACAGCTTGCCTATGACGGATGCGACGGCATTATCCCGATCTACGAATCTGATAGCAGCCCGATCATGGTATGTGCGATTAAGATTTGGTCTGAGGTTTTTCGGGTTGACCGTTCGGGAAAGATTGAGTTTGCCAACAGGGTGCGGATCAACATTTACTATGCTGACCGTATCGAGAAATTTTTCTCGGAAAAGAGTGGAGGAGCGATCCAACCATACATCAACGCGCAGAACAGTGAAACGACACACATTCACGCATGGACAAAACGCGATGGGTCGCCGCTGGGTATACCGATTTTTCACTTCAAGAACCGAGGACGCAAGAACTTCGGGATCAGCGAGGCGGCGAACGCCATGCCCTTGCAGGACGCGCTCAACCGAACTCTGTGGAGTTTGATCTCCACCAGCGAAAAGACGGGTTTCCCGCTGCGGATTGCCTATGGTTTCGACCCTGACCCCCGCGCACAGGGCATTAAGCCGGGCGACATTATTCTCGTGGGGGCAGGGGGGATGGATCGGGAACAGCAAGCGAAAATGGAGACCTTACCGGAAGGATCACTGGACGCGATCATGAACACAGCACGTCATCTGCGCATGGAGATCGGAAACGTCACGGGAACACCCGCACCTGAATTGTTTGACGCAGACAATTTGAGTGGGGAGGCGTTCGCGGCGCGGGAAGTGACCATGATCGGCAAGGTGGAGGCGGCGCAGAAATCGTTTGGCACTCTGTGGCGGCGAATATTCGATATGGCGTGGGAAGTCGAGGATGCTTATAGCTCCAAGCGTCCGCCAAACTACACGCAGGCGCTCTTGCTCTCATGGAAGGATGCCAACCTCCGTGCTGACAGTCAGGTGATCCGAGACGCGGTGGCAATTGCGGAAACAGGGCGGCTAAGCAATCGGGCATTTTTGGCAATGATCGCATCGACACAGGGCTGGTCGGATGATGAAGTTCAGCGCATTTTGCAGGAGCTTGAGGACGATAAGCAATCGCTGGCGCTCAGTCAAGTTGGTGGTTTGCCGAACTTTGACGCTGCTTTGAGCCTCGACACGGAGGCGTAGGGTGAGCGCACCGGGGCAACGGCGGGCGGCGACCATTCGTGATTACCTCAGGGAGCTTCTTGACGCCCCTTATCGGCGCTTGATGACGCCCTTCCTGATGGGTATCAATGAGTCTTTTGGACGAGATACACAATTGAAACGTCTCTTGAACGCATTAGAGAAAAGCGAGACAAGGGGTGAATCAATTCTCGATGATCCGGCTTTCAAACGTGTTATGCGCCGTGTCGGAGCGCTCTTGAAGGGACAGGAGAGCGCATACGACAAGACGGCTGAACAGACGGCAAACATCAGCATTGACGTGGCGGGGCGGCTGACGAAGATTTTGTCGGGGGCGACCTCGGCAAGCATCTCAGCCGAATGGAACACGCCGAGCGTAGAGGCGGTGCGGAGCGCGATTGCCTATCTCCATGATCGGGATGCGCTAGGCACGTCTATCGATGCTGTATGGAAGGGCATTGTTCAGGACGCCCAAAACCGCATTCAAGGTCGGGTACTGGCAGACCTTGCTGTCGGAAAAAACGCTGTGGCGGCAGCGCGGACATTGAGGCGAGAGTTACCCGGTCTGACGGCGGCGGCGGCAAACAATGCGCTGCGGACGCTGTACCTCGAAAGTTATCGAGACGCAACGGCGATCAACCAGAGCGTAAACGCGCATATGCTCAGTTACGTGGTGCGCATCGGTACGTTGGATTCGCGGATATGCATGGCGTGTCTGGCGCTGCACGGCACACGGATGGAGGTTGGCGAGCGAGTTTCTTCACACCACCAATGTCGCTGCACCAGCATCGGTGTTGTGAAAGATGTGGCGCGGCGGATCGAGACGGGCGAGGATTATTTCGGACGACTGCCGGAGGTTGATCAGCAGCGCTTGATGGGAAAAGGGGCATGGGAATTATGGAAAAGGGGCGACGTGCAATTGGGTGATTTTGTCGAGAGATACGATTCGGCAATCTACGGAAAAATGATCCGCCAAGCAACCTTGAAAGAATTGAGGGCAGGCAGATGAACACAGCAGAGATGATCGCAAAGGGAGGCAGCTTCACGGCGATTGATCCCATGCTCATCCAAGAGGTCGATACGTGCTGCGCATTGACGGGCGAGCGCATCACACGGGGCGTGGCGGCAAAGGACGTTATCAGCAGTTCGACATCTGATATAGCTGACACATTCCGTTTTGGCGCGTATGTGAGTGTTCCCGTAGCGACTGTATTTGCCGACTCACGGCTGACGGGGAATATTTTTGCTGACGAACATGGCATCATCTACCCCGTCGTGTCGGTGGCAAATGAGACGCCGGAGCGTCCGGCATGGACGCACCTGCTACGGGAGATTGAAGGTGTTGAAGCGTCTGTAGCAGTGTTTACTCTGAACACGAAGCGTCGGCTATGGCACAAGGCGAAGGTGTCGGCGGTGGGGACGCGCTGGACGCCCTATTTTTGCGATGGTGACGTGGAGCGCAGCTTGACCATCGATTACGACGCGCTGATCGGCTGCATCAATTTCATCGAGAGGGAAATCATGCCTTAGAATCCTTGCCAGTGTTGGCAAAAAGAGAGCTTACGGATTCGGTGATGTGGCGGAATGGATTATCGAAGACATTGCTGAATTCAATCTCTATGACGAAGCCGAAGTACCGCGCCGTCCGCTCCCCGCTGAGTACATAGAAGGTTGGCGCGGCAAGACCGCGTATGGGGGGTGGACGCCCCCCTACTGGCTCGCAAGCCTTCACTGCCCGCTTGTGGTGGGGTCGGGGAAATGAATTACGAGGCGTGGCTGAAAACATGCCGCATTCATTGGATGCGGGGCATTGACAAGAAAATCGATGCCGCAAAGAAAATGCTGCTCGATTTTTTCTCCACCGTAGAGAAACCATACTGTGCGATCAGTGGCGGCAAGGATAGTCTGGTATCACTCGATCTCGCCATGAGTGTTGCCCCCGGCACATTTGACGTGTGTTGGGGTGATGAGGATTTCAATATGCCGGGGACGAGGGAGCAAATCAGCGCGATTGAGCATCATTACGCAATCAAGGTTACGAGAATACGTGTGCGACATGGAGCAAGAGAATTCCGTGACATGTTTGGTTGTTATCCTGCTTGCGAGAACCCTCATCCTGTTGACTTTGAAGCCGACACAGGCAAAGAAGTCACGGCACATTTCGGGTGGGATGGCGTAATCTTGGGGCTGCGAAGTGAGGAAAGTAGGCAACGGCGATACGCCATGACAAACCCTCTGCGAAAATTAAAGGGGAAGGATATATGGAGAGTGTCACCCATACCACACTGGACATATCGTGACGTGTGGTCCTATATGGTCGGCATGGGGCTTCCCGTCCATAAAGCATATGAGACGATGATAGAAGGGGGGGTCGATCCTAGCCTTGCGCGGATAGGTCCCTTTACGGCTGTCCGCGTGTGGGAGTATGGTGCGCACGAAAACAATCGCCGATTCTTTCCAGAGGAATGGAATGATTTCGTGCGCCAAAACCCCTTCGTCCCAAGATGAATTTTCGCGCTGCCAGAGGTCGCCGGACGCTGGCAGCGCCAAGACTCATTTCGCCAGCTTTGCCAGAACCGTCAGCGCCGTAAGCAGACCTCGACAAACGATGCGGGGTGCGGGCGCGGCGGATGCCTGTTCCTCTCCCCCGCCCCGCAGGTGGGGACGGACGAAGGTATAGCCGTCGGGCGGCGGCGCGTAGCCGAGGTTGATCGCGTTCTCGCGGGCTGCCTCGCTTGTCTGCCAGCCGTCAGGCTGCTGGCGGTAGAAGGCACGCACCGCGTGCGCGGCACGGATCGTCCGGCTCTCAATCGCGCTGCGCTCAGAGGGGTCGCCCCATGACCGTGTGGTGATGGTGCGAGGGAGGACGACCAGCTTCTCCCCTGCCGCGCTTTTGGGGCGGGGCGGATTCTTTGCTGATCGCGGTTGTTCGGGGAAGGCGCGTTCGCGGACGATGGTGGCATCTCGCCAGATTGAGGCTGCGAGGATGCGGATCGCCCACGCATAGCGATCCGAAAACTCTATATTTAAATTGTCGCCCATTGGCGACCACCAACCCCACGCCACGACGCGGGTATCAGGCTCATGGACGACGCTAAGCCACAACCCATTGTGCTTGATCGATACGCGCAGGTGGTCGATCTTTGCCGCATCATCGAGGAACGTTCCACCCGTCCATGACAGGCGGAATTGCCCGACGAGCGGCGGACGGTGACTGGCGGCAGCTTCATCGACAAGCTGCTTGGTGAACGCGGTTGACAGCAGCCTATCTTCCTCAGACGCCATGCCGCCTTCGAGACTCCAAGTGATCCAGTGATCACGATCACTTTCGGAGGCGGGGAGATCGTGTGCGCACAGGAAGTCAATATCATCTTGCCGCGCCTGTCCACCAGTGGCGAAGGTCAGCCCCTTGATGATCGGCTCGGCGGCGCTGGTGGTGCAAATGCGAACACCCTCAATGGCAAGCTCAAGACAATCGTCTGCCGTGAGTGCGTGGTATACCATCAGAGCGTATAAGCCCTTGTCCTTGACGCTGCCGTGCGTATCGAGGCTTTCAAGCAATACTTGACGCGCCGTCGCGGGATTGTTTATCCCGCGCCATTCAGAGAAGTATTCCTCGGCACGGCGGACAAGCTCTTGCCTGTCACCAGTGGTTTGCGCACTAGCAAACATCGTGACGTATGGCGCGAGGAACAGCGCACGCCGAGGGTCTTGAAGGGCGCGGGTAAGCACGCCTGTTGGCAGCGTTGCAAGGGCGGCAAACACGGCATGATAGTTCGAGAGTCTGGGCGGGGGCGGTGTGGCGAGGTAGTCCGTGCGCAGATCGTGCGTCAGCACGAACAGCACCGCCTGATCCTCGCTGTGCTGCATGATATAGCACAGCTTTCCCTCGTAGATGTCCACCCCCACTCGCATAAGGGGACTTGAGATGTACCCCATGATGATGTACATTTTCAGCCTTTCTGTCGGCGACCACGCCCCGGCGCGGACAGCCAGCGCCAAAATTCGGCGTAGGTGAGGCGCATCATCTTGCCCTCTCCTGTTGCCTTGAGTCGTCCCACCTCGATCTCATCATTGAGGTAGCGGGCGGTCATGTTGGCAAGGCGGGCGGCGTCAGGGATGGAGAGGATTGGAAGCTGCGGGAGATCGGCGTCTGCCACCCCCACCAACCATGCAGCGCGGATCATCCCGACGGCGGCTTCGTCGGGATGATCGTGTTCGTTTTCTGTGCCTCGCAGACATGCATCGAAGAATGGCTGCCAATCCAGAGGATTGCCCTCCAGATTGGCAATCCGCCACTCATATCCGGCTGCCTGCGCCCGCATTTCGGCAGGCGTCTCGTGATGGCGGCTCATTCCAATACTTCTCGCATAGCGACCCCGAACGCGGAGATAAAAATCTGCGCATTCGGTCTCTTTGCAAGCTGCCCGCCTCCATCGACGAGCGCATCTGCGCCGAGCATCATCAGCAGGGCGTCGGCAAATTCCCGCATCGCCGCCAGCGCGGCGGGATCGATGCCATACACATGGCTCAATTCTCCGACAATCACCTCCGCCAGCGCTTCCGCGTCCGGGAATAGGCGGCGATCCGCCGACTGGATGACATCGATTGCCACCAGCATTGGAAGCTGAGGGCTGAGGAGAGCGTGAGACGGCTTCCATTTACGGCGGAAACTGACCGAAACCAACTGAGATTTATTGACCTCAGCCGGAACGAATTTTTTGGCGATTAACGCCAACTTGCCCATTTGGGTGGTCATAGTTGTGTTCCTTTTCTGTTGCTGCCGCCTCATCGATTGATTGTCCCCCCGCCGGGCGGCGCGGGGGAGGAATTGGGGAACGATGC